CCAGTCCTGTCATGGTTGTTTTCGTACTCCACCACCGGGACACGACCGTAAAAGTGTTGGTCAATTTTATTGACACTCTTTTTTTCGTTGGTCTCATCTCTCACTGCAACTGGTATAACCGAGCCGCTTTTGGTCTTTGTATAACTCTCAATTACATCCGGGTAGTAAACGTCTACATACTCCACGTCTCCGACTGTGTACCACCGGATAGCCGCAATCATCGTATCGTCACCGACGGCGAACGAATAAATACTTAGCATCTCTTCCGGTGGCACAACGGAACAGCCCGACCGTCGGTGTCCTCACCGACATAGTGCAGCTCGTAGGCTACGCCGAATATCGATACCTGCTTGCCGAGCTGCGAGGTGATAAGCTCCTCGTGGTTGACATAGTACACATCGTCAATCTGCTCTTTGTACGCCTCATTCTCGGATGAGAAGCCGATGTAACCCGGACGGAACATATAGCCCGTGACGGTATTGACGATGCGCCTGCCGTAAGGGACCGGGACTGCACGACGGCCGTCCCGGCGCTCCGATTGCTTGATAATCATATTTTCACCGGTGTAATACGACTCCACGCGCCGGAAGATAGCGTTTCTCGTGGCCATATACTTTAGTGCTTCGTTTATCTGGTTGAGTGTTAATCTGCCGTCGGTCATCTCTGATCTGTATCGTTTCATAATCCCAGACTCCTCGCAGTTACTTTTCCTGCTTTCGCTTGTGCATTCCTGTTCATCTCAAGACTGTATCTCAGCGCGTCGATACAGTGATTGTGACTGTCCTCAAGCACCGGCAGCACCTCACCTGTTATCCTGTCCCGCTTGTATGAGTAACTGCCTGCCTCGGCTATAGTATGCCGACAACGCGGGTGTATGACAATACGCTCAAAGTTACGCAGATACTGTATACCATCCTGCACACTGCCCGCACCTTTTTTGGCCGATCGTATCTTGTATCCTTTGCGGCGCATATAGCTGATAGTCTCCGGTCGTGCAGAGTCGGCCACTATCGGCCACTCCCGCGATCCGGGTACGCTGTCAAAGAGCTGTGGTGTATCGTCGATGTCTACCCCTACACCGTAAGCCTCTTGATCTACGTACAGTGTGCGCCCGATGATGTAGCATCTCACAAGTGTGGTCGGGTCCTCGGAAAACCCCCAGTCTGCCCCGTAGTAGTAGCGGTCTACATCCTCATGCTCAAACGGCTCCACGACGTACTTGCCATGCAGGACAAGAGCGTCGCTGATGGTACGCGTCTTGCCCTCCCATACCCATTGATACCTGTCCGGATCAACACGCCGGTCGTACTCCATCTCTTTGCGCAGCACCTCAGGGAAGAAAGGGTTGTCCCGATATGTAAGGTACCGCACTACCGAGTCCTCCGGCGGGTTGACTACCATACGCTGATATGTAGGATCGTCCTCGGCGTCCGGGTTGAACTCCACCCATATCTCCGAACCCTCTTTGCGGATCGTCGGTATAAGGATGTCCCACGAGTCTTTGCTTGTCTTTTCTGCCTCGGCCACCCATGCTATATCGATACCCTCTGTACTCTTGATCTTTGTGGGGTTGTGACGCAGCCCCTCAAAGAGGAAAAGCCCGCCGTTGATACATCGTATCTCGCTAAGCCTCGGGCTGTATATGTGATCCAGCTTGAGTGCGGTTATCTGGTCGGTAAGGAGACGGTGTACGCTGTCTGCGATACTGCTCTGATACTCCCGCGTACACAGTACACGCTTGCCGGTCTTGGCGACGATGACAAGCAATGCACGGGCGAAGCTCCACGACGCCGCCTTCCCCCGTCCGCCGTAAAAAACCTTGTATCGGTACGGCTCAAATAATGGCTGATATGCCGCTGGTAAATTCAGGTCAACCGTCGTTGTTGACAAAGTGTATCCTTACTGCGATATCCACCGCGCCGCCGTCGGCTCCGGTTATCTCCTGGCGCTCGGTGAAGCCGCGTTTTTTCCCTTTGGTAGCGAGTAGCCATTTGGCATCTTGCGTGTTGCCGTTGTTGATGCTCTCGTAGATTTTGCTCTCGGCAAGGTCGAGTATCATCTGCTCCTCGTCTTCGTATGCCTGCTTCGTCGCTTCCCATTTGTTGACGTACTTACGCGCAGTGTACCAAGCGCAATCGAGACGTTTGGCGATGGTAGACATTACCGCGCCTGAGCCTTTGATTGCCTTTAGTACGTCTGACTGCTTCATACCTTACTCACTCTCAGGTTTTGCAAGCTCCCTCCAGTAAAGCGTCAATGGGAAGAACGTCTGCCGCCCGGCAGGTGATACGGATATCCTTGCTCATGCAATTATAATACCGTATCCTGCCAACAATTACAACCACACTTGACAACCACACTTATTGTGAGATATAATTATGTCATGTGGAAAGAACCGAAGTACATACAAATTCTCACAGACAAGCTGAGTCCCGAGGTACGCAAGCAACTCCGGGACATCGTACAGGCTGAGCGGCGCAGTTATGCTGCGACGTGTGTATTGCTCATCGAAGGAGGTCTACGTGAGCGGCACAAGTGATATCGTCGCCATGCGCATGACACGGCGCGGTGACGAGTCCGACGTGTACCGAATGAAGTGTTGTGGTACGGATATGGTCAGGGAGACAGAGCAACGCACCGGGACACCATACGGCCACCCCGTTGTTATCTGGACAGCCCGTTGTAGTGTGTGTGGTCTGCGAGCAGAGGGGGTCACACTGATAAGTCAAGACAAGGATGGGAGAGTATGAAGAAACTGTTTATTTTATTGATGGCTGCTCTAACGGCCGTCTCACTGTCAGCATGGGAGTACTACGACAACGAAGACCTGATGACCGGAGTTACGGAGCGAGTTATGTATCTGGAGGCTGATGTCTCACAGGGTACATTGAGCAGCCCGATGCTGACCGTCCGGTATGACGGAGAGTATAGAGTGTATGTATACTGGGGCGGATACACTCTCGATTGGGATCTCAAGTCTGTGATGGTCCGTATCGGCACCGAGGACTATTTTTTTCACCCGGCCACTTTGAGCACCACCAGAGAGTCTACTTTTTTCGAGTCTCCGGAGGAGTTTGTCCGACACCTTGACGGGCGTGTTGTGATGCTTGTAGTGAGCGCCACAGGCCGGGAGATGGTCGCACTATGGGAGATAGAGGATATCACCGGAGCGCTGCGTCAGTTGACGGATGGTGAGTAGTGTGATATGATAGTTACAGGTTGCGCTACTCGACCAGCGTAAATCACATTTTGGCCGCTTTGGCGGCACCGGGCGTCTTTCGGGGCGCGGTCGAGCCGGTGCCGTTTGAGCGGCTATTTTTATTGGAGCGACGAGTGGAAAACGCAATTGACTTACAACGAGGTCCATACCGTACAACGTATGTCGGTATCGAGGTGCAGCGAGAAACAACACCGGACGAGTGGGAACAGTACGGCGAGATACTGCGCCGCGTGGATGAAGCGAAACAGTGGGCTATTGGAGACTGGTTGGTTGACGGGAAACGGCATTATGGTGATGGGTTGTATGAGAAGGCTGCCGCTATTCTAAAAGTGGAACCGCAAACCTTGCGTTTGTATAAGTCTCAGTCTGAGATGTTGCCTTTGTTGATACGTATCAACAAATTGACATGGAATCACCACCGAGAAGTTTCTGGACTAAAACAGATAACCGAAACCGCAAACGGAATATTATTCTTATCTGATGAACCGGACTACAGTAAAATATCCGAGTTTTTGGGTCTTGCTGAGAAAGAAAGCATGTCTGTCCGATCGCTCCGTGACGCGGTTGCGCAATACAAGCGGAGACAACAAGAGGAAATTAGACTGGCAAACGAGCCGGAAAAGTACAGTATTATTCTTGCCGATCCAGCATGGGAATATGATTTTAGCCGGTCTGATTCTCGTGAAATAGACAATCAGTATTTACCTTCAACCATGTCCGACATGAAGCGGCTACGACCACCAGCAGCAGACAACTGCGTACTATTTATGTGGGGCACAAGCCCTAAATTACGAGAAGCTTTTGATCTTATCGAATCATGGGGTTTTGAATACAAGACCTGCGCCGTGTGGGTAAAAGACAAGATCGGAATGGGATACTACTTTCGACAGAGGCACGAATTATTACTTGTCGCTGCTCGCGGATCAGTCCAGTTGCCTGACCCGTCTATCCGTCCCGATTCTGTGTTTGAGGCTCCAAGGACCGAACACAGTGAGAAACCTATAGTTGTCTATGAGTTGATCGAGCTAATGTACCCTGGCTATAAGAAATTGGAAATGTTTGCTCGCAACACCCGTGAGGGTTGGGATTCTTGGGGGGATGAAGTGTGAATGATTTTAAGCGCCCCGTGTCTGTCGCCGCAGCGCGGGGCTTTTGAATTGCAGGCTGGGAACAATGGAGGTTAATATGAGTGATAAGATCCGTGTGAAAGCTGAAG